TTGATGATGAGCTGTATAAAAAATATATTGATAATCTTGCTGAGCGTAAGAATCAGTTCATCGTTGCAACTCCTGCTGACTTTGATAAAAAGATAACTGTCACAAAGCTGAAGAATTGGGTTAAGCAGTATAACTTAGATGCAGTTGCGATAGATGGTATTACGTATCTTTCAGACGAGAGAGGAAAAAGAGGTGATACTAAAAACGATTCACTTACGAATATAAGTGAGGATTTGATGTCACTGTCAATCGAAGTTGGAGTTCCTGTTTTAGTAGTTGTGCAAGCAAACAGAACTGGAGTTATCGCTGATAAAGACTCAAATGATTTACCCGAACTTGAGAGCGTAAGAGATTCTGATGGAATCGTATTTAATGCAAGTAAAGTAATTGCATTACGACAAAACGGTGACGGTGACCTGCTTATGCAGATTAAGAAAGGTAGAGGTTGTCGTGTAGGATTAAAGCTTGCATATAAGTGGGCAATTAATGTTGGAGAATTTATCAACATACCCATGAATAATGACAATCGTGTCACAAATGAGAAGCGTGAAAGAAAGACTGAGCGAAAGACCAGCGTAAAGGAGGATGTATTTTAATGCTTAAACCGGAGTATTCAGCAGAGCAAGCAATGTATAACATTTTATACTGCAATGAAAAAATTGAAGAGTTGAAGAATGAAAATGCATGCGATGGGCCTGTCAACATGTCAACAGGTCCGATTGCGGATAATTGTGAATTAATTCGTATCTTATCCGAGTATAGAGCATTACTAATTGAGGAGATGCGCAGAACACCTTTGGAGGTTTTTACAATCGATGATAATCAATGACGTGCAATTCAACTGTACACTTGAAGAGATTCTATCAGAGTTACAAGCACAGTTGCGCTTGAATAATATTCCATTACTGCAAAAGACAACTGATACAACTAACGATATTATGGTGCAGTGTCCATATCACGGAAACGGACAAGAGCGTAGACCCTCAGCAGGAATACGAAAGAGTGATGGATTGTTTCACTGCTTCGCATGTCAAGAAACGCATTCACTTACTGAAGTAATCGCTCATTGTTTTGGACATGATGACCCGTTCGGTGCATGGGGATGGAAATGGTTAAATCGAAACTTTGCAACCGTAACAGTCGAGGAGCGAGGAGATATTGAGCTTGACTTAACACGACATATGAACAAACCCATTGAGCCAAAATATATCAGCGATGAAGAATTAGATAATTATAGATACTATCATCCTTACATGCAGAAGAGAGGATTGACTGAAGAGATGATAAATCTATTTGATGTCGGATATGATTCAGATACAAAGTGCATAACGTTTCCTGTGCGAGATATAAATGGAAATTGTTTGTTCGTTGCAAGACGTTCTGTAAAGACAAAGTATTTTAATTATCCTGCAGGAGCTGAAAAGCCTTTATACGGATTGTATGAATATAACTTGGTAAAAGATATTGCAGATGCTCATGAGTCTGAACTAAATTATGGAATTGATTTTACAACATGGGATAAATCAATCGTGATTGTGTGCGAGAGTATGTTGGATGCAATCACTGCATGGACATTTAATCGTTACGCAGTTGCTATGAACGGACTTGGAACTGATTTACAGTTTAAGCAGTTACGCGAACTGCCTTGTAGACAGATTATACTTGCTACTGATAACGATGACGCAGGTATGCGCGCGCGTGAGCGTATACGTAAGAATGTCAAGAACAAAATCATCACAGAATATCAGTTTCCAGATGGTGTAAAAGACTTAAATGACCTTGTAAATACAGGGTTTGACGTGCTTCAAGAATATTTTTAAAAAGTGTTTGACAATACTATAAATGTGTTATATTATATTTACGTAAGATGTGATTGATTCTTGATTTTCTTTCTTTCTGATTCGTTCTTGATTCTGAAGTGTCTAATCAATCGAGCTTACAACACTGTAAACACTACGAACACTTGGAGGACATAGTTATGAGTAGAAATGATATTAAGACAAGCTTGAACAGCATCGGTGGAAGACAGGGTTGGGCGTATGTCTGCAATAGCGGAAAGTTCCCTGTCATCAAGGCTGATTTTTCAAAGCCTACTAAGTATGACGATTCTGATTATCGCGATTTCGGAAATGCCGCGAGAATCGCGTGGAACTACAGAGGACATGAGAACTACAAGACTTGTTCGCTTGACTACAGCGAGGGTGAGTTTTCATTCGGAAGTGGCGGTTGCTGTCTGTCAGCAAGATTCGGATTTGATGATGCGCTTGAGCTTGTAGCTGATGCGAATCTTCCGATTATCAGACCCAATGACATCGTTGCGATTGCGCAGATAGTTAACAAAGCAGACGGACAGGCGATTATGCTTAAGATGTTCAAGCTGAGCAGTAGAATCGACATTAACTGCATGACTGTTGCGAAGCTTGAGCCTTTGAGCGATGAAGAGATGAAAGAGCTTGTAGCTGATGCAGAGAGGTGGTGCAATCGATGAGTAAGAAGATGACTAAGACTGAGAAGAAGCAGTTAGCACAGGATTTGATAATGCGACAGATAGCAATCATCGGATACGGTGATGCCTATGCTGAGTATGCGAAGCAGATAGGTAGTGAGTCTGAAGCAGATGAGATAATGATGTCACAGATGAATCGTATAGCTAAGATATTTGGATATGACCATGCATGGTTTGGTTGAGAGGAGATGCGTATGAAGAGAGACCAGATTTTAGCGACAATCAAGATGCTTGCAAAGTCACAGGGACTGTACGGCAGAATACTTAGAGCCATGGAAGAGTGCAAAGCAGAGTTTCCTGAGGTGTACGAGCAGAACATGCAGTTTCTTGAAGAGCAGAATTTCAAGAGCGAGCTTGACCTGATTTATTACTTTGAATGTTGAGAGGAGGGATGCATATGCGTTGCCTTGAAGATGTTAAGAAAGAGCTTGAACGCCGTATCAGTGACGACAAAGCAGAGATGAATCTTTGGAAAAACGTTAAGATTCTGAAGAAGAAAGACGGAACAGATTTTGCTAATCGAAGTAAGAGTTTTGAGAACGCTAAATGGATTATTCCGACATATAGTGATGAGTTTCATCCGGAGCTAATCGTTCAGGGATGTGATGATGACGGAAAGTGGCACGAAGCTACGCTGTATATGTATCTGTACTGTGATGACATGAGTGATTCAGACGCACGTAAAGAGTTGGGAAAGAAGTCATCATCCATTATGCGTGCAACGTATGTGCTTAACACTACTGAAGCGTACTGTGCGATACAAGACAGAATCGCATCGCTTGCGCAGAGTATCAGCATCTATGAAGAAGAGCTTAAGAATGTCGATGCGATATACAATAAGTTCTTTGATGCAGTTCGTAGCGCGTTCAGCACGCTGACCGAAGACTGTAAGCAGTATCGACTTGATGAGAAGTTTCCATCAACGCTTGAGTATCAGATGTGCAAAGTACTTGGGAACATAAGTACAGACTTATTAAGAGTGAGTTGATTATGAACCGACCTACGAGATTTTATAGCGCACGACAAGAGAATAAGGTTGCAAAAGCTGTTGGTGGTAAACGTACTGCCAACAGCGGAGCAACTACATTCAGTAAAGGTGATGTTCGCACAGAGCAGTGGCTGATTGAATGTAAGACTTGTGAGAAGGAGCAGAAGTCATTCAGTATTAAGCGTGAATGGTTGGAGAAAAATCGTGATGAAGCTTTTGCCATGAATAAGTCGTACAATGCATTAGCGTTTGATTTTGGTGACAATAGTAAACGATATTATGTCGTAGATGAGCGTACATTTATAAGCATGAAGGAGGCACTAGAGTATGAGTGATTGGAAAGTACCACATCTTGAAGACATCAATCTGATGAAGTTACGAGCTAATCAGTTTGATAAGGATACTATGATTCCGGTTGAGTTGTGGGATGGTGATTGTTGGCATTCATTGTTTAATTTCATACGCACTGACATTGCGAAAGGCGATGAGCAGTTAGCGTGGGAATATTTGGCACATTTTATACAGAGTTTAAGGGAGGGTAAAGTGGACTATGAGTGATGTAGCTAAGAAGTTTGATGTAACGCGTGCGCAGGATGAGAAGTTTAATTGGATATCAAAAGGAGCCAATAAGCGCCGCGCAAATTTTGACGTATCAATCGTGTGTGTGAAGTACAACGGCAAGCCGTATTCCGGAGTAAGCTTCACATTCAGAAATGATGTGTGGCAGTTTTTCGGAGAGAATGTTGAGTTTGCAGTCTTCAAGAATCGCATAATGTTCCGAACTGCTAAAAAAGGAGAGGGCTTGCAGTTTTATAAAGGAGCTGATACTTGCCCTAACAGATATTTCAGAATCAGACTTGATGACAACACCAAAATTCTGAAAGAGAAGTTCATCGGAGACTATGAGCTTAAGTATGATTCATTCTATGAACTGTATTACATCGAAGTAGAGGAGGACAAAGACTGATGGAAAAGAATGATGAGAAGATAACAGTAACGTTCAACAACGAGGACGAGTTTATCAAGGGAATTATGATTGAAGTATTAAACAGTGAGTTCGTTGATAAGCTGACAACGGATATTCCGTCTACGATGCTACTACTTCCAATACTTGGCAAGGAATTTTATAACGCACTTGCTAAGTATTCAAGAATGCAACAGGTTGCTGATGCGTTAAAAAATTCGGAGGATAAATAATGTCACAGTCGCTTGCTATTAAGTACAGACCTAAAACGTTTGATGATGTTACCGAGCAAAGCGAAGTACGTATTATCCTTGAACAGCAGTTGGAATCAAATTCAATTCAGCACTGTTATTTGTTCACTGGCGGAGCTGGCACGGGTAAGACAACCTGTGCCAGAATTTTCGCTAATGAAATAAATCATCATGAGGGTAATCCGGTTGAGCTTGATGCCGCAAGTAATAACTCGGTAGATGATATGCGTGAGCTGATTCAGCAAGCGCAGACAAAGAGCTTGAACAGTGAATACAAAGTGTTCATTATCGATGAATGTCATATGATAACCGTACAAGGTTGGAACGCGATTCTGAAACTTATCGAAGAGCCTCCTGCTAAGAGTATCTTTATCTTCTGCACAACAGACCCACAGAAAATTCCAAAGACAATACTTTCCAGAGTACAGAGGTACGACTTTCAGAGAATAAGTCAGGAGGGAATAGTCAGTAGACTGCATCAGATACTTTATTATGAGGATATATTTGATAGCAGTGATGAATTGAACAATACGTTACCTGCGCTTGAATATATAGCAAAGATAGCAGATGGTGGTATGAGAGATGCAATAACTCTTATGGATAAATGCCTTGCATATTCTACTGACCTAACGTTGGAAAATGTCGTGGAAGCACTAGGTACGGTTGACTTTGATATTATGTTCAAGTTAACTGATGCCTTGTCAGATTCAGCGAATAAGAAAGCTATGATTGAAATCGTAGAAGATATTCATAATTCTGGAAAAGACTTGAAGCAGTTCATTAAACAGTATACGCATTTCTTACTTGATATTCAGAAGTATGCAATCGGATGCGATTGGAAATACATCAATATTCCAAGATTGAGCGCGTATGAGAAATGGCTTGATGATTCCGGAGATTATGAGTTCGAAGTTTACCAGAAGATATTGAGTTGTTGTATGTCATTGACATCAAGTATTAAGTATTCTGCTAATCCAAAACTTGATATCGAGACTGCGTTCATCTTACATTACGAGGAGATATCATGATAGGTCAAAAGCGTTTCCTTGATAACCTGACAGAGTTAATTAAGAGCGATAATCTTCCAAGATATTTAATCGTAGTCGGTAACAGAGGAAGTGAAAGTAATTTGGTTGCAGATTATGTAGCCAAATTACTTCACGCTAACTGTGTGAAGTTGGAAGATGTAAAGGTTGACACGATACGCGACGCGATTGCTGAAGCCTACAAAGTACTATCGTTGACCGTGTACAATATTCCAAACGCTGATACGATGTCTGCACAAGCAGAGAACGCGTTGTTAAAGGTTACAGAAGAGCCTCCCAATAAAGCGTATTTTATACTCACTGTGGAAGATGCATTAAATCTTTTACCGACAATGCGTAGTCGCGGAACAGTTTTCACACTAGATGCGTACACGCGTGATGAGTTGAGTGATTATCTGCAACGTAGATATGGTAATGATGATGAGGATATTTATCTCAAGTTGTGTGATACTCCCGGTGAGATAGATTTACTGCACAGCATGAATGCTCACGAATTTTATAACTTCGTGGAAAAAGTTGTTGATAACATCGCAACTGTTAGCGGTGGCAACGCTTTCAAGATTGCTCAGCAGATTAAGTTTAAAGACAGCGATGAAGGATATGATTTGCCAATGTTTTGGAAAGCATTTCAGCAGATATGTTTTGATAGAGAATTGTATGAAGCAGTTCAGCATACAAGCACGTATTTGAATGCACTGAGCGTTACCAAATCAATTAATAAGAGTATGTTATTTGATAGTTGGATACTCGACATGCGAAAGGTGTTAGACGATGGAACCGACTGAAGTAAAAGCGCATATACAAAAAGGTAGTTTTAATCAGTTCTATATTTTCACAGGTTCAGAGTGGAAGATTCAGCGAATATTTCTTGAGCAGATTGCAAAGTTTTCGGGAAAAGAACTGCGATACATTGATTCGATTTCAGATATCTATCACAAGAAGAGTACGCGTGCATTTGTTTCCAAATCTTATGTGTATGCGGTGCGTGATGATAAAGAGTTGATGCAAAATGAGAAATTACAATCACAGTTGAAAAATATTGTTGGCAGTAATATTCTGATTCTGCTGTTAACTTCAGTCGATAAACGTACCAAATTTTATAAGAAGTATAAGGATGATATTTGCGAGTTTGAGACTTTAATGCCTGCGGTGTTGAAGAAATACATACAGCGTGAAGTTGATTTATCTGATAAGAATTGCGACAAGTTGATGGAAGCTTGTGAATACGATTACGGCAGATGTTTGCTTGAAATTGACAAGATACACTGTTATGCAGGAGATGCTGAAGAACACGGATATGACATGGACAGTAATGAATCGTTTGAAGATTTACTGAAACACGGAGTAATATATCAACCTCCGAAAGATGCAATCTTTGATTTTGTAGATGCAGTACTTGACAGAGATGTCAGTTTATCTTTTGAACTTTATCGTCAGTGCATTGCAGTTGGTGAAGCCGTTATGGTTATGCTAACAGTTTTGTACAATAATGCGAAAGCTGTTTTACAGGTAAAAAATTGCACGGGTAAGGATGTGGTAAAATCTACAGGGTTATCCTCGTGGCAAGTAATGAATGCAAAAAAGCATTTGCATAAGCGAAGCAACCGTGAACTTCTCGATATACTTGAAATATGTCACGCGTGTCAGAAATCAATTGTAACCGGTGCGCTCGATGAGGAGTTTGTTATGGAATATATTCTCACAAGTGTACTGTAGGAGATGCTATGAAGAAGAAAGAATATGAGTTCTGTTTAAGATGTGGAAGACGCTTAAAAAACCCAGAATTTCGAGCAATCGGATACGGAAAAATTTGTTTTGAGAAGTCGAAAAACCGCGTAAAATCAAGGCTTTTCGAGCCTAAAAAAAGTTGTTGACAGCTCCATAAATATGTTATATTATATTTACGTAAGAGAGAGACAGTTGATTCTTGATTTTCTGATTTTTCTTGATTCTGAGTTTTCTGATTCGACTTTCGACTGACTTTCTTCTGAACACTAACAACACTATTTGGAGGACACGATATGACTACTAACGTTAACGGATGCAATATGACTGTTGTTAATCCCGGAACTAAGAAAGCAGAAGCGATGCTTTGGGAATACACGAACTGCTACAGAGGCAGAAGCGTCAGCGATGCGTATGGCAAGTGTTCAGCCGTTAAGAAGTCAAGCTTCAGCGTCATTGAGCTGAGAGCGTGTGGCACTGAGGGATATAATCACGATTTGAAAAGA